CTTTCGCAAGTCGGGCACTGCCCATCAAGTTCCGAGAGTTTATCCAAATGTGCTTTAGCTTCAGCCACCTTGGAACCGAAGGTTCCTTGTTGCTGCAGCATAGCAGTGAGGGATATCTCCTCTCCTACTGGCTTTAGATGACCTGAATTTTCTAGCTCATCAAGCTGTTCTTTTATAAAATTATTATCTATAATTTTTTTATTATTTTCCGAAATCTTTTCAAAGTCGCCTTGTAATTGCCTTAAAGTCTTCTCGTCAGTTTCTGATGGTTTTGGTAAATTTAAGATAGGAAGTATGTTTGTACTCTCCATTTTATTTTCTTCTAACCATTTCACTATTGTATCAGACTTAGAGTTTAAAGCATTTACTTCAAAAGAAATCTCTCTTGATGCTTCCTTGAATATTTCAAAGAACTCTACATACTCTTCTAGCTTTAACAAATCAATTAGAAACTTTTTCCTGTTTGTATCTGTTGCAGTTAGAAACTGTAATGATGTGTTTGTATTCTGATATACTAACTGCGTGAAGGTCTTAAAGTCAAGCCCAAGTAAGTCTTGAACTGTCTTATAAGTGTTCGTTGCAGTATGAGAAGAAATATCCTCTCCATTTTTATACAGTTTACATTTTATAGATGCCTTACGAATTACATCAATCTCGTAATCATCTTCATCTACCTGAAAGGTGAGATTAATAGAGTAGCCATTGTTGACAAATCTATTCTGTATCTCTTGTTTCTTTATCCCTTTACTATTCTTATTGAATAGGACTTCCTCGATAATAAGCGGAATGGAAGACTTACCCATTCCGTTTGTACCAACAAGTTGGGTGAGGTTGCTGTCATTAAGGTCAAGAGTATTATTTTGCCCATAACTGAAACAGTTATCCCAGCGTAGCGTTTTTAGAGTAATCATTAAACACTCCCATTATTGATTTAATTTTACCATCATTTAAATTCAGTATCGCACTTAAGTACTCTACTAGTTCTTCTTCCATTGATAAGTCTTTTAGATTAAGGGTAGCTTCACTACTTCGTTTTACTACTTTCTTATCCAATAACTCCGAGTTCTTGATGTTTGCCAAGTCAGCTACGTCACCTTCTATCTCGTAGATAGTATGGTGAAAATCTGTTGCAATCATTTCATCTTCACTCTCTACTGTTTTTCTTAGTAGTTGAGGTAAATTAAATTCATGCCATGTCCAAACTTCAGTAAAGCTAGGCTCAATTAGAATGTAACCCGTCTTGACTACTTCTCTATGAAAAGAAGTAGTCATGGGGCTTCCTGGATATACAATATTTCTCTGTGTATTAGAGTGGCTATGTAGGTCACCTGCATACACTACTGGAAAATTGTTGAATCTATCCAAATCGACCTCTGGTGTAACATGAGGAGGTATCTCACCCCTAACATGCGTGAACAAAGGTTTGTCTGTATTACAGCTTTCTATACCACCTTTCTTATGTAAGTTTACATAGGGTAGGATAGTACCAAAGTCAAACTCTGTAGTTTCATCTATGATTTCTACTAGAGGGTTTACATCTGTTGTGGCTCTTTTTAGATTACTAAAGAATGTTTTATTTTTCTTAGTAGCTTCATGGTTACCATCATAAATGATGGTACGAACTTTTACATCTTTAACAAAGTCAAAGTATAAAGTAAGCTCGTCCATAGAAGGAACTCTATCAAATAAGTCTCCGCCAATAATGTGCAAGTCTATACCACTTTCTAACTCTTGAATTGCTTCAAAGAATAGTCTGTATCTAGCGCATGCCCATGCCATGGGTACGTTCTTTTGACCTAATTTTATATGCCAGTCTGCTGTATATAATATCACGCTACGAAGTCATCTCCTGGCTGCCATGCGCAACCTGTAAGACCACCAGCCTGTAAAGCATTAAGTGTTCTTAAGATTTCTTCTGCATTTCTGCCTGTATCTAGTGCGTTAACTGATACGTGTTGAATTACATGCTCTGGGTCTATAATGAATGTAGCTCTGTAAGGAACTCCATTATCATAATCATAAACACCTAATTCTTTTGCAAGCACACCGCCTGCGTCAGCACATAAAACATGCTGAATATCCCTTATTAGTGGGTTGCTTTCTTTCCACGCCAACTTACAGTATTCATTGTCGGGGCTGAAGCCGAGTACATCGGCATCAGCTCCTAATTTGTCCATATCTGCAATTTCAGTAGGGCATATGAATGTAAAGTCTTTCGGGTAAAAATATACAACAGTCCACATACTGTCCAACACATCAACATCAATAATTGTATTATCAACGTCTACGCCTTGGGCATGAAAGTCTGGGAAATAATCTCCAATAGTTCTATAATTCATAAGTTTCTCCTAACTAATGCTGAATTCTGAATCAACATCTGAAGGGGCTTCCGCTCCATCAGCTGGTTGGGTTACTCTCTGCAACAGCTCTAGTTGAGCGTCAGCAGTCGGTCTTGGTAAGACATCATCCATTGAGCGGATATCAGCAATCTTAGCTATCTCTGCTTCTGTTAAAGGTCTTGGTTTGCACTTAAGTGCTTGTAGTCTGTACTCGACATTGAATGCCATAGGTCCAGTCTTAACTCTCTGGAAGCAAACGTCCCAACCTGTTTCAGGGTCAGTCGGATCGCCTAAATCTTCTGCGGCAACCATTACTTGTTCCATGAGTTTTTTCTTTAGATTAACAACTTTAACGTTGCCATCAGTCGGGTCTATAGCTTGAATAGCGTATGCCCAACCACATTTTAAATCAGGAAAGAACTCTCTTACGTAGTCTTTTTCCTTATTATTAAACGTCTCTGTATTACGGTCGTAAGCTAGACACTCCATAGGAATGTTTTTGCCGTTTTCTCCCTTAATCCAGTAAACGTATCTCGGCAGTATATCACCTACTAGACGAAACTTATTGTCTCCTTCTTTGTATGTGTACTGATCGATTTTGTCTTTCTTTGCAGACCCTGCGGCCTGATTAAATTTTAATGCCATTTATGTTCTCCATTTAGCGTTATCCTCAAATAGAAAGTGTACTAGACCATTCTCTACTCGAAGCAATCTATTGCGATTTACTATCGTTGTCGGGACAGGTAAGTGTATCAACTCTAGTGTTGACTCACCTGTCTGGTTGTAATAAAAATAATTTCGAAATGAAGCTATTGCGATATACTCCGCAGCTTCTTTATTGCTATAATTCTTTCGTTCTGCAAGTAGTTGTCTCGGATTTAGTAAGAAACTATCACCGACAAAGCTTTTCCCAAAATACTTATAGGTCTTGTCTTTTCTACTAGCAGGTATTCTCTTATAAGTTAATAAATGAATGATAGTAAGTATTGAAGTGGAATCTCCATTGGTCTCACTATTTATCTTTTCCCAATTATATTTTATCATATATTATAACAATTTTTTAAACCCATGTCAAGTAGTATTTTTCGGAGGTCCTTATAAGGTTGATATTTCATAACCCTCCTTCATATAGTAGCCTAGTCGTAGACTAGCCTGTCTCTTTGCGGTCTTCCCGATTAAATTAATGTCTACTACTACAGGTTGTTGTTTTCCTTCGTAATCTCTAATTATTCTTCCAATAAGCTGTGTAAGTAACGGCTCATTGTTTACTGGTGTTGCGAGTATCAAACAGCTTAGAACATTCAAAGAAATACCTTCTGAGAATATAGACTGTGTCCCATACAGAACGTTCTTGTCTTTAAAAATCTGTGCTATTATATCTGCTCTATCTTCGTGATGGACTTTGCCCGTCACACAAACTGCGGTGTCACCAGTGAGTTCCGCGCAGTTCCTGAGGAAGTCTACTCTATCAGATACCACTAGCACTTTGTGACCTTTAGCAGCATATGATGCCGCCGCCATAGCCACAGAATGTTGGTACTCTGGGTTGTATGCTAACTCGTTGATTCTGTTTGCCCAAGGTATGCCATTTCCGTCCATGAATCTTATCGGTATCGGTAAGATATGAATTTTTGGCACCATAAAGTTTTCCTTCGGCGGTTTTAAGACATTGTTTCCAAAGTAATCTCTGAAAACAACATGTCTCCCATCTTTCCTTTGTAGCGTGCCTGTCAAGCCAATCTTATGTCTTGCACAGTTCTTATCTATAATTCTAGAAAAGGTAGGTGCGCTACAGTGATGCATCTCATCTAAAATGAGAGTACCAAACTCCTGTCGTATTTCTGGAATCTTTCTGTATAAACTTTGTATATTCCCTATAACGACTGGACTGTCTAGTTCGAATTTACCACTGCCTATAATTCCAGGCGTGATATTAAAAACTTTCTTTACTTCATCTTCCCATTGCTTTCTTAGAGCTAAAGTATGGGTTATTACTAGGGTTTTCTGCCCTAGTTTCTCAGCTATTGCAAGACCTGTAAATGTCTTACCCCAACTTACCCAAGCGTTAATTATGCCGCCGTCACCAATTTCGTCATATACTGACTGCTGGCTTGGTCTTAATGTCAAACTAAAC